CCGGAGAAATACTCCTCGCCACCCTCCGCTGCCCAGAGTCCTCGGTATCCTGCGCTACCTGAGTTCAGCGTGACCTTGGAGACGGCGGTGTAGCTGGTCGTGGGGTTGTTTTGGCCAGTGACTACGATCCGTCCTGACGTGAAAACGAACTTGTTTCCCGCGAGTGTGACGTTGGTGGCCGCACCATGATGCGCGCCAGGACCGTAGTCCTTGACCTGCGTTCCGATCGCGATACCATCGGCGGTTTGCTTCGTCGCATTGTACCAGACGAGCAGGTTTGCCGTGGGCATAGCGGCACCACTCGAGAACGTGATCGAAGTGCTGCCCGCAGTGACTGCGTTACCAGCCGCATCCGCGACCTGTACACCTGAGCCGGCTACCACGAACGTCGCCACGTCGCTACCTGTGACTGCGCCCGAGAGGGAATAGACGATAGTCGTCGTTCCAGACCCGCTCGTGATTCCTGTGATCGTGCGCGCCGTTCCGGTCGTGTAGCTCAGCGAAATGCCACCAGTTGCCGTCGTGATGACGGACTCCGAGTAGACGACAGTCAGCGCCGAACCTGTGGCGCTAGCCGAAACGACGGTTGGAGCCGTGACGTCGGGAGCGGCCACTTGCCAGTAGTTACACGATACCAGCTTCGTCGAGCCGTCGATTAGCACGTGGATGCGGCACATCGTGTCTTTGCCTGGGTCCAGCGAGTACCCCGGGCTCGGTGGATACTGATTCCAGTTTCCGCTGAACAGCAACCCGTTCGTGGTTGTGAACTTGCCTGCAGGGATTAACAAGTAATACTCTACTCCGTGCGCAATGCTCCCTAGTGTAAGCGTTAGCGTTGCGGCTGAGGATCCAGAGAAGACGCGATAACCCGACGCCGTGAGATCGACGGTGAGTGAGGAACCTGTAGCCTTTGGTAGCCCTGGAAGTCTGATCGGTCGGGTCATGCTAGGACAACTCGCTTGAGCGTAATGTGGATGCGATCGAGCGCGACCATGTAAACAGCGCACGCCTCAGCGGCGGTGAACGTCTCCGAACCTGGAACCGTCGCCCATGCCCCGGTCCACGATACCGACGTTGCGGTGCCGGCCGGGAAAATGAGCACACCCTCCGCCCCAAGCACGTGCCCGCCACCATCGGTGAGACTTACGGCGGAGCTTCCGGAGTAGGTAGAAACGAACGGTGACGTCAGCGATACAGACGCGGAGAAAGTCTTGCTTGCGAACGCCTTTATCCAGTTACCAACCTGGCGCTGCTGCAGCGGCGGCTCGAACTCCTGCGCGTCGGCAGCAACTGGCGATGCCTGTGGCGGCCAGAACGGAGGGAATGGCGGACCGCGGAATGTGTCGCCGAATGGGAACATGTTAATTCAACGATACAAGCGCGAAGTCGTGCAACTGGATAGAGTTCGCAGCGTTTGCGACGCTCCACGTTGCGTATAGGTCTGCGATGTTGGCGACCGTCGAATCCCACCCGGTGCCTACCGCGGGGGCAGAGGCCTGCCACGGAAGCGAGCCGATACCGCCAGCGCTTTGCAGCGGTGAGCCAATAACAGCCTCGGACGCGAACACGCCATTGGCCATGATGTTAGCGCTTGTGCTCGAGCCCACTGCGCGAACGGTCATCAGCAGGTCCAGTGTCCAAGTCGTGTTGGTTTTCGCCACCGTGTTCAACGCAAAAGCCTGCGAAGTTGCGGCGACGATGTTCGACGTGGGGCCGAGACGGAACGCAAGCGTCAGTGTTCCTGGGGTAGTGACAACGGTGCTGATGCGGCCAGTCGCGCGGAGTAGCAGCTTTCGCCCAGGCGTAGCTCCGGCCCACCCTGCCGGCATGTTCCATTTGGCATGAGCCGGAAGGAGGCTGGTCGCGGTCGTGCTGTTGGTGAGCGCCGTGCCGTCGCTGGCAGCGTGCGCCAGAAGGTCAATGTATCCTAGAGCCATGAGTAGAATCCAATCTGTTGTCTCACAGTCACGATGAAAGCGTATGAGATCAGTTAATGTTGCATTACGGGCCAGTTCTGCGGGTCACGATCAGGCAGTATCCAGGAGCGCCGTTTCCGGCGTTGAACGTGCTGCCGTTGGTAGCTATCGACTGCGTGCCGTAGCCGCCTCCGCCACCAGCTCCGTAGCCCTTGAGCTCAGCGCGCGCGCCGGCGGATCTCGCGAGAGCGAGGTGGTGCATTCACGAATTCAATCGTGAAACGGCACGCTGTTCAGGATGGCGTCTCGGTACTGCAGCGCCATCTTGTACGCCCCAAGCCCGTTGTAATGCTCCGGGTCGTTGGAGCTGACTTTTGGTAGCCAGTGGATTCCGTCGAGCGGGTTGTTGAGATCGGGATGCCGCTCGACGACGAAGTCGAGAACCCCACTGGCTTTGAGCGTGAGAAGCCCCGCGTTGATGGTGTTGATGCGACCGTTGTAGGTACTGTTCTCAGCGGGCGGCGCTTGCATGTACCCGATACCTCCGCGGTATTTACCCGAGGCCCGGCGCTCGTTAGCCCACTGCTCGATCTTCGCCAGTAGCGGCGCCGTGTCGCCACCGTAGTTCACTTGATGCACATCGTTCGTGTGTGTCGCGCCAACGATGTTGTTGCGCCTTGCTGCAACCAACAAGGCATCGACGGAGGCGCCGCCAGCGATCATAGACACAGGAGCGAAAGCCCCAGCGGTGTCCATCATCTTTCCGGACTGCCCGTTGTTCAGCAGAAACGTGCACTTGAGACCAGCCCGAGGAAAGATCCGGCGCTTGGCCTGGTTCCAAATGCCGACATCGCCAACCGGGGCCAGGAAGTCTTGTCCGACGTTGGCGATGTTGCTGTCGCCATCGACGATCAGGTTGTACGACTGCGCAGCCGCGACGCGCCAGTGGCGTTCGATTTCGACGGACGACAGCGCCGTGCTGTAGATGGCGAAGTCGATCGCCTTGTGCTGCCACGAACCCGTCGTGAGGTTGAATGCGCCGAAATTCATCGCCGCTGGCAGCGTGCGAGCCGGTATCCCGGTGTGCGTCGCTACCGGCGTGGTCGCATCATCGACGAACAGACGGAGCGCACCGCTATCGTACTTGAGTGCGAGCGAATGACGCTTTCCAGAGGCCCAGAGCGCATAGGCGTCGTACCCTGAATCGTACAGCGTGCCCGCGTAGTGGTACTTGATCTTGCCGCCGCTGACTAGCAGCGTCACCCTCAGGTTGTTGTCGCTGACTAGGTTGTAGTTGGTGCTTGTGTCCCAGCTGCGACCAGCAACACGCTCGACGGAAGCGAGCAGCGTGAACGGGGAGTTGTCGCCAGGGACTTGGTAGCCGCCACTCGTCATCCAGCTGGTGGCCACGCCCCCAAAGTCGAAGTGCTGATCGGCGATCGTGACTCCGCTCGAACTGCCAGCCACCGCATTCGGTGACCAGTCATCAATTGCCGGCAGGGCCGACGTTTGCAGTTTGCTGTGCGCCCACCGTTGATTGCCAGAGGGCAGCGAGTAGCGGACGTTGGTCGTCGGCTCCGTCGATGGTAGCGGGCAGCCCTGTTCGTCGCGAATGTGCCGCTGCAACGCCAGCAGCTCATCGGAGTCCATCGTGATGTTCGGTTTGCAGACAATGAAGCGCCCGATCATCGCGCATGGGCTGCTAACGGCGTTATTCAGGAGCGCACAGCCAAACGTGAACCGGTTGACTGAAAGCGTGCCGCCGACGGGGTGCGTTCCGGATGCCACGACCTCGAGCACGTCGTCTGCCAAGAGCTGCTGAATCAGGAACTCGCCGGTACCGCCAACGAAACTGATCGCGGTGATTGCCTGCTGTCCAACGGTGCCAACGGACCCGTTGGTTACCTCCGCGCCGGCACCGTTGCGGTTTGATAGCAGTCCGAATTGGCCACCACTCGGCTGGTAAAAGCCGCGCCAGTTGTTGCCGTTTGCGCTATGCCCAAGGAAAAGCGAGTTGCGCTGCGCCGCCACGCTGCGCATGCTTCCGGCGAACGCCCAGACGAACGACGTATTGGCGCCGTACGCCGCGGCAGCTGCGTTGAACGACACGTACTGCGACGTGCTGGGTCGCAGGTGAGCGGCCTTGAGTCCCGCATAACCGCCGCCACCCCATGCCCTGGTGCTGAGCGGGCTATTGACGCCAACCCCGTTGAGGACAGAGCCCGCATACTTTCCACGGCCTGGCCATGCGCTGAACGTGGCCGTCGACGGTAGATCATCGGCGTGCAGATGCACCGGAGGTGGTCCATCCATCAGCGCCGCAAGTCGCGCGCCGGGGTTTGACCGTTTGATCAGCATTGGCTAGTAGGTGTGAACTTTGACGGCGTTGGCCACAACGCACGCGCCCGCAAGAAACTGCGCCCAAATCAGGTACGCCGCGCCGGTATCGTCGAAGACGTATTGGAGCGTTTGGTTCGGGTCCAAGTCGGTACCGAAGGCCACCGTTGTCCACGTCCCCGGCAGCACCAAGCACGTCCGCGGCACGCCGTCACGGGCGCCGGTGATGTCCGCAGTGAAGTTTGGATTGGGTCCGCCGTTGTAGACGGTACGCGCCGGCGCGGCGAACGTCATTACGTCGCTCGCAGTCAGCACCGTAGTTAACCCGTCACTGCTCTTTCCAAGCGGAAACAACACCCAGCGCTGCGCGGTGGGGTCGTAGCTCAACATGGCGTAGTCGCCGCTGACGAACTCCCAATCTGTGCCTGTAGTGACAATGATGCGATTGGCCGCTGTCGGATTCGTATTCTGGTTACCGACTTTGCCGGACAGGCCGAACTGGACGAGCTTCCAGTGACCGCGCACCAAGGTTCCAACCGCTGGCGCCACGATGCCGTTGATGACGTGCGGGCCGGCTCCGCCTGCCGTGATCTGAATGGATGACGTCGAGTAGCCTGAGCCCAACGCCAGCGCGTTGTTCGTACCGGCGGTCGCTACAACGGCCCTGGCGTACTGCTCCGGGCGTGCCGGTAGCAAAGCGTGCCACTTGTTGTCGGCGGCGTAGACGACGGTCGCTGTATCGCCTGCGAACAGTGAGACGTCGGTGGGTTCAGACGGGTTGAGTTGCGGAAAGCTGACGATGTTCGCCGCAGTTGGCGCCGTATAGGAGAGAACGAGTGTCCCACTCCCGATAACGAGTCGTTTGACGCGGGGTTTGCCAACACCGGGAGCTTTGAGGCCGGATAGCTTCCACGACCCACCAGTGACGGTGATCGTCGCCTGGGTAGCATCTTGCCAGCCAGCCGGCTCCCAATCGGACGCGTCAGCCGTGACGGTGGCAGTGATCTCGTTTTCGGCGGCCCCGCCGCCAGCGCCCGGAGGTTTGAGCGGGTGCAGGATCCACCCGGTGCCAGCCGCCGCCTCGTGGAGCAGAGCCGCGTCGCCGCTGACTGCTGCCCAGTTGCCGCCGGTGACAGTTAATCGGTTGCCAGCATCCGAACCCGCATCGGCGCTGTTGAACGTGATCGTGCTGCCAATGAGAAGCAGCTTCACACCACTCTTGTAGTGTGGGTTTGTTGGCATCGAGAACCCAGTCACGACGGCTGTGCCGGTCGTGGTGGTCAGCGATAGAGTGTCGGAGTTGAGTTCGTCGTCGGTGAAAGCGACGTTGTTGTTCGTTGCTCCGCCACCAGTAACAGTCTTTGCCGTGACCACCCGCGTCCGCTGCGCGGGTGCTACGAACACGTACCAGCGCGAGGCAGCTGTGCTGTAGATGAGCACTCCGCAGTCGCCGGCTTTGACGCTCGCATAGAGACTCTGCCCGGCGACCTGCCTGCCAAATCGGATGCGGTTCGCGGTTGTCGACGTCGTGTCGTAGGCGAACAGCAGCGTCCCCGTGGCGTCACTCGTGAAGAATTTGACGGTGGGCTTGCCCGACTGCGGCGCGACTAGCCCGGTAACAACTGGCGAGCCAGCAAACCCAGTAAAGTGAACACGGATCGCGTCCTGCCACCCTGCCGGAGCGTAGTTGTCCTGGTTCGCACCAACGTTGACACTGATCGACGCGGCGCCGGCGAGGATATCGAGCTCCTGCGAATGTGCCAGCAACCACGCCGCGGTGAGGTTGAACAACGCGTTGAGGTACTGGGCGAGGATTCCGTCGCCGCCCGGAACGAACCCTTGCTCCAGAAGCGCAGCTGGGTCGAGCTTGGTAGCTTGCCCATCCTTGTCTCCGGCTTCGAAGTTCGTATCAGTAGCGATCAGGGGATAACTGGCAGGTCTAGCCATTCATTAGCTCCAAACTGTGCCGTCCCAAGCCGTGTCGTCCCATTCGAAGTCGGAAGGCGTTTCCGCCGTCGGCCGCACCAATAGAACTGGGATCAGGTGCAGTGGCCTGCAGCGCATCACCCAAAACCACAGCTCCTCGAGCCGCGCCTCAGGCATGGCCGCGCGCCGTGGGAACTGCTCGGCGCCGATGTAGAAGTATCCGACCCAATCCTTGCTCTGTGACGAGACTCGATGAATCGGTTGAGGCTGCAGCGTCTTGTTCAGCGCGACGTTCTGTCGCTCGCTCTCGGTATTCATCACGTATTGCGTGATCGGGTCGCCATCGACATCCGTTCTACCGCGCATGCACACAACGGTTGGCGCCAATGGACTGCGCATTGGGTGGCGGCCGAACTTTGGCGCATCAACATGAGCACGCGGATCGCGCAGAACGCCGCCGGGCGACCAACACTCGTGCACGAACACATTGAAGCCAGCGTCCTGCAGCGTCTTCTGCAGCGAGTATGGGCTGAGGTTTCGAATCCGAGCCCGCTCCGCAGCCACATGCAAGCGCGCATCCGATTCAAGCGCCGCCGGCGGCAGCCCATGCTCGCGCTCGAGTTCGCGAATCTCGCGTGTCGTCGCCGCGAACTGGTCGAGATAGACCGCGTCCACGAACGCCTTGACGTCGTCGGCGGCCGCGGCGATGCCGCGCACCAGTTTCGTGAGACTTTTGCCGTTCGAAAGTTTGAACGCTCGCCCGCGCGGCAGCAGACGTTGCAACGTTTCAAACAGGCTCATACACCAGCTGGGATGGGGTTGTACTTACCTAGGACGTCGATCGAGTAGATGGTCGGAAACACACCAGTTCCCGGATTTGGCTCGCTCTGCGGCGTGACTTCGATCACGTGAATGTACGACCGAAACATCACCTGACTGCTTGGCTCAGAAGTACCTGGCAGCGTGATGAATGGGTAGACCACGGCGTCACCGTCCTGCAGCTCCGCAGTCATTGCTACGGATCCGCTCGTAAGCTCGCGGCTGTATCGACCGTAGCTGATTCGCATCTTCTGGGCCGCGCCAGCGTAGGTGCCACGGACCGTCACCGCCAGCCCGTTGACCGCGAATCGCGGGGTAAGCTGTGGGATGTATAGGGCCAGCTTGCTTGCTGTGTTTACCGTGTTTTGACGCCACCGGAACCGTGTTGGCGTTGAGTTGTCCTGCAGCAGCAACCAGTCGGGATTGGCAGGGGTAACGAACGGCACGCGAAACATGTACTGCGTGTCGGTCGCGCCCTCCTGAGCCTGAAATCCTTTTGCGACCAGTCCGCGGATTACCGCGTGCAAGGCATCGAACAACTGAGACCGGTTTCGTGTGTCGGCGATGCCGTCTGGAGTGATCCCGCCCTTGAGCAAGAGCGCCTCGTACAGCGCCCACTCGTCGACCTGCGACTCGGCGCACCAAGGCGTCCCGTCGAGCGCGCCAGACGTGCTCTCGTTGAGCGGGCCACCGTAAGCAAAGTCCGCATCGGGCGGTGTCACTTGTCCGGTGAAGAGTTCGTCTTTTCGCAGCATGGTTACTCAGGTGAAGAAGATGCTTCCGAGCTTCGCTCGTTGTCCCGGGCTAAGGCTGTACGTGCGCACCGGGACTGCTCCGTCGAGTAGCTCCACGTCGGTGATGCGACCCTCCGCGGCGCTCACGATGTCGTTGACGACGCCGGAGAGCGCCGCCTGCGTGATCACGTCGCGCCGCGGCGGTAGCGTGAGCCCCACGATGTAAGGCTCGGCGTTGCGCAGGTACTCGTCGCACGCGTCCTCGATGCGCGCCTCCACCGCGGCCTGGTCCGATACGACCAGGCCAGTCACGCGCACGCTCAGCGCTTTGCGTGAGATGGCGGCCACGCCAAGGAACGCGTTGATCGTTCGCCGCGACGCGATGCCCGTCACTGGTAGATTGATGCGCTCGCCCACCTGGGTGAGCTGCGAATTCGTCGGAATCCCATCGGCGCTGCCCGAACTGTCGGGCGTCGCCTCGCAGTAGACGATCACGCGTCCAGGACCGTTGTTGTACGGGTAGACGTTGGTGATGCCGCTGATCTCACGCGCCCATTGCTGGTAGTCGGCGTGCGCCCCGCCCTGAGGCGGCGCGGTGCGTTTTTGCTGGATCCGGTTGCGATATGCGCCTTCGCTTTCGGCGTCGACGCCCTCAGTGACGAGGGTTGTCACCGTCATTTCGCGTTGGGCGTTCGATTGCGGCGAGACGAAGTGCAGCGCGGTGGCGGTGGTTACGTTGAAGATTGCGCCGTAGTCGACAGCGCGAACGTCCACCGTCGTCGGACTGGTCGCGAGCACCGTGTCGCTCACCGTCTTGTAGAGCCGCTGCGTCGAGCGCTCGATGATTGCCGTGTTCGCTTTGAGCGTCGAACCCAGCGTGATGGGAACGACGCTCACGTTGAATCGAGCCTTTACGCCGTCCGCTGGCGGTTCCACTCCATGCTCGTCGCCGAGCATGCGCAGCGGCACGAGCACGCGCCCGAGGACAGTTGTCTCACGGAAGCTCGCCCAGCGCACGAACTGCTGCAGGAAGATCCATCCAGCGTATTTGAGGATGACAACGAAGAGCCCCGCGAGCACCGTCCCAAACGCACGGATGACCGACTTGGGTAGGCTCTGGTCTCCCTGGTCGAGCTCTGCCTCGAGCTGGGAGATCGTCGTTTGACGAAGCTCCGAAATCTGCGGGGTTTGAAGGCTCATGGTTGCCAGGGCGCACGGATGGCGTAGCGCACGGTTTGCCCGTTCTGCTCAGTGTCGAGTTCGATGAGCGCGCGGTTACGTCCCACCAGCTTCGACTTCGCGAAGATCTTGTCGAACACCACGCCGCCGCCGAGCGGCGCCAAGTCGAGCAACACGGCGTGATCGAGCTCTTGCAAGTTCGATACGGTCGCGGGCATTCCGTGCAACACCGCTTGGGTGCGACTGCGGATGTGCTCGGCCGGGTCCTTCGTGGTGTAGTTGCCCCACCACTGTTTGCTGTCCGACGAAGGGTCGCCGGTGTCGTCGTAGTTGCCACCCTCAAGCGATATCAAGATCGCTGTCTCTGCGGTGCGGTCGATCCCAATTCCACCGCTCGACGTGTCGAGTTCGCCACCGTCAGGCGTCGAGATCAGCTTGATGTCGATCATGACCAGTTGACCGGGGGCGGTGGAGTCGGAGCGTTGGCGACGGCGCTGCCCGACGTCATCCAGTCGTGGATGAGACCCGCGAGCATGTCGCACGCCGCATCGGCGCTATCGAGTGCGTCAATCTGCGACGCGAAACCGACGGGCCCGGTTGGGGGCGTCGCGGTGAAGCCCGGTGCCATGCCGGCGCCCACGGCCGCGCCGAACGCGGTGAACGCCGTTTCGGCGAGCGCGAGGCCTTGGCCTGGTCCTGCCGAGAGAGCACCTGCCAGGGCCGCCTTGAGCGCCGTCGTTGCTGCCGCGACTCCGAGGCTAGGCGGAACGACGGACGCAGCGTAGGCGCCCACAGCGTCACCAATGGCATTGGCGCAAGCCGCGGCGGTGTCGCCCACATTGGTGTAGGCCGCCAGCAGCCCTTGCTTGAGCGTCGCTTTGACGAGGGGCATTGAGTAGGAGCCAGCCAGGCCCGACGCCGGCACGGGGAAACGAGGGGAAACCCAGGAGCGTCGAGCCGGCCGGCAGAGTTATTCGGTGGGTGGGTCGGGTGGTGAGATGGGGTCGTCGACGGTTGGTCCCATTGGATGCTTGTGAATGTGCGTCGACGCCGCGACCTTCGTTCCGTCGCCCTGCCAGTAGACTTCCTTCGGCGCGGTGAACGTACCGTCGGTCTCGATTGTCACACCGTTGATCGTGACCTTCGTCGCGGTGATCTCCAGCGAGCCATCGGCCTTGAAGTGCATGGCCCCGGTGACGTTACCCTGGGCGTCGCGCGTGAAGAATCGATGCTCACCAGAGACCGCCACAGGCTCATCGCCAGACCGCGAGTACCCGGTTGTACGGTAGTTTCCGGCGCCCTCGCCGCGCTGCACGCTGACGAAGTCACCCACGAAGGGCGGATGCTCGCCGCCCGGCTCGTCGTAGTGCTCGGCCGTAAGCGGATCACCGGAACCCATATCGACCTGCAACTCGTATCCATCGGCCGTCCTCGTCACTACGGTGACTACGCCGGTCCTAGAATGACGTTGCTGGTTCATCGAATGGCCACTTTGCTGGCGTTACCCCAGAGAATACACCGGGCATCACGAGCCCCAAGTCTGCGGTGCGCGAGTTCGGCGTAGCATGTAGCGTCACTGTGCGCACGAGAAAGTCGGACGCGGTGTAGATCATCAGCTGCGGAGCAAGCAACGTGACCTTGGTGTTCGGTCGCCACAGCTTCCCGTCGGGGTCGCGCCACGACGGCACCTCTGGCAGATTCCATTGCGCAACCTCGCCAAACATCCGCCCGATCTTCGCGGCGACCACGGCCGGCGCGTCTTCGTTGTCGGCGTCCTGCACTTTGAAGAAGTGCGCGCGCGTGAGCGTTGGTGGCGCTAGGGGGTTCGCGTATTCGTACCGCTCACCCACGCGCCCACGCTTGCGGTTCGTCTGCGTGTAGCCGTAGATGTGGCTGAAGTACTTCTGCCCATTGAATTGCGGCTCAGCGCGAGAGGCGACCTCGGCAGCCAAGTAGGCAACCGACGCGACTTCCTCATTGGGGACCCATACGACAGGGTCGCCATATACGTCGTCGGAGATGATCGCGCCGCGCTGCTGCGCGAGTTCGACCATGAAGTCGAGCACAGTGTCGTCGAGTTCGAGCTTCACCTTCGCGAAAGGCGGGTCGCCCGTCGGTAGGATGATGCTCGCGCCGAGCCCAAACGCGGTCGCGATGTGATCGACGATGAAGCTCAACGGCACCTCGCTGAACTCGCGAGCCTCACCGTCTGGCATTGTCGAGTCGACGAGCACGCCCGCGCGGGAGTAACCCGAGATCGTCACCGAGCTTTCGCTCGGCGTGCCCTGAGGAATCACCCCGACAACCGTGCCGGTGAACTCGAGCTCGCCGCCAATCTTGATCTCGATCGGCTGGTCCTGCAGCGGCCGAAAGATGCGCCGGTGATTCGCGTCCGTGTGATCGAACGGAGCGTTCAGCGTGAACGTCGTGAAGGCGTCGATCGCCTTCGTGATCGTCACCTCGTTCCAGAACTGCACAGCAGTCCCGTCGATGGTGACCGTGACGTCGTCACTGGGCTCGGTAATACGCAACACGTTTCCCTCGTGGGAGCTCGAGGATCTCGTCCCCCGTCAGGTCGTTGGTGTTGATCAGGTAGTCGATGGCGTCGTTGTCGACGCGACCGTACAGCTCACCCAGAACGTCGAGCAACGCTCGGCTGCGGTCGAGCGTGATGAATCGCTCCGGAAAGAGCGTGAACGACACCTCGACGAGTCGACCCGAAGCGAGTGCCACGAGGCGCTGCAGCAGCTGGAATGACTCACCGGTGTCTATGTTGGCCGGGTCGATGTCGACCAGCGCTTGGCGCTGTGCTTCGCGCCATACGGTGATCAGTTCGAACAGTTCAGTCACCGAAGCGGCTGCCCGGATCGCCTCTTTGCGCGATGTGAACTGGTGCTGCTGCACGGCTTCGACGGCGCCCGACACGGCCGCCTGCGCAAACATGTCCGCGATGACGAAGTCGTTGGTGATGTTCACCGTGCGCGAGGTGAGCGCCGTGCCCACCGCGAGCGTGTCGGCTGGCGTAGCGAGCGCGGAGCGCGTAAGGTCTTGCGCAATGCGCTGGTACATCGCGAGGCGCTCTTCAATGGCCGAGAGCGCTTTCGCTGGCGCACGGATGAGCCCGACAACTTGCCGCACCAATTGCAGCGGCTTGTCGATGAGCACATCCATCGCGTGGAAGATGTCGGCTTGTAGCTCTGTGATCTGCCGCCGTGCCCCGCTCACCGTGTCGGACGCTTTTTGGAGGCCGTCGGACACCGTGTTCAGGAACTTCTTGGCCGTCGCTACCGCGTTGGCCTTGCGCGCAATCGTGTCGAGCTTCGACTGCTTCGCAAGAGCCTGAGCCAACTCGACGTCGAACAGCCCCAGGGACTTCGCGATCTCGTTCTCGAAGTTCTGCCCGGGCTGCGGATACGCGGTGCCCGTGGTGGTCCAGAGCTCGACCGTGACGGTTGCGACATCGATGTCCTCGACCAGATCGTCGAAGCGCTCGATCTCGCCGAGCGGCGTAACGTTCGGGACGGTGCCGTAGAGCGGGTGCTCGAGCGTGCCGAGACCCCGCTCTGCAAGCGCCGCTTCGAACGCGAGCGCCTCCAGGTCCTTCGTTGGACCACTGAAAATACAAGTCAGCGGGTAGCGGCGCGAGCCGATGCCAAAGCGCTGCACGAAGGCGTTGTCGATGCCCTGGAACTCGAACGCGGTGCCGCGAGCGGTGAACCCGCGGCGTACCGTCATGCACTGGAACTCAATTCGTGCCCCGCTTGGGGAACGGTAAGCACCAATTCGTGTGCGGTTCTCGTAGCTCCCCGATTGGCCCGCGAAGACGCCTTCGGTGAGACTAGTAAGCGATGCCATCAGGGTTTACCAGTGAACGGGACCACAGTCACACCAGGCACCGGACGCCGCGTTGTCGCGCTCACGCCCTTCGGAAGGTGCAAATTCACGTGGCTCGTGTTGGAGTTCGTGGTGCGGCGCTCCGTAAGGCGCGCCTGGGCTTCAGCTTGTGGGATC